CCGCGAGCATGTCGGCCTCAAGCCGGATGACATGACGACGCTTCTGGAACTCAAACAGCAGGCCAAGCAAGCGATGACGTTTGGTGGGGAGATGCCGAACGCTGAACACTTGGCCGAGTTGGAGGCTAGGACTTCTCAGGCCGAAAAACTCGCTGCCTACATCGCTACCGCCGTCCCGGAAGACTTGGCCAAGCAAGGCATAGGCATGTTCGACCGCCATCCGGTTGTCGATCTCAACTGGCGGGCCACGCAGAGCGCCATGAACATCCAGAAGTCGATCAACCTCCACAAGGGCATAGCGGCCATGGCAGCGGTCGATCCTCTGGGTGTCCCGCTCTCCGAAGTCCTGACGAAAGCCGGGTTGACGTACAAAGACCCTGCCACTCAGCAAATGACGGCCATGTCCAGGACACTGGAAGCTTTGCAGGCCCAGGGCAAGTTGCCGGCGACGGCCACGCTCAATGACCTCCACAATCTGACGGTGCCGGCTGACAAAGTGAACTCGCTGCTCAAGTTCACCCAGGCGGCGACGGCACCGGCTGGCATGAAGCCATTCCTCAACATCTGGGACTCGATCACGAACCTGACCAAAGGCTTTCAGACCGCTCTCTGGCCGGCGAACTGGGGCCGCAACCAAGTGCAGGCCGTGTTCCAGAACTGGATTCACGATGGCTACCACGCGGCGGCAGGAGCAAACCCAGCCGGATATTTGAAGCCATTCGTGGATGCCAAAGCATGGCGCGACGGGCAGATAATCAAAGACGCCAGCAAGATTCCCGGCCTGGGCGCCACGGACGAGATAGCCACGGCGGCGCTCAACAAAGAAATTCAGGCCCTCAATGTCCACAACGCCTGGAAAGCGGCGCCCGACCTCGACATTGCCGGTGGAACGCTGGCAACCAAGCAACTTCTTCCAGAGGTTCCAGGCCAGGCTCGGAAGCCATTGATGGATATCGTCAAGGGCTATGTGCCGAAGTCTATTGAGGAAGCGAAGCCATGGGGTGTTGCCGGGGTAGGAGAAAACCTGTCGGACACCTTCGCTCCGATCCGGGCCGGGCGAGAGTTGAACCAAGAGATGCACGCCCTAGATCGGGTGGCCACGTACATCGCCAAGAGGTCTCAAGGCTTCGTGCCGGAAGCGGCTCTTTCAGAAGTGAAACTGGCCCACTACGACTTTTCAAACATGACCGCCTTCGAGCGTGACGTGATGAAGCGCGTCATCCCCTTCTGGTCATTCGCCCGCGAGAATATCCCCAAGATGCTATCCGAAGTGGCCACGAATCCCGGTGGCAAACTGGCGACCGTCGTAAAAGCCTCCGCCGATGCCAAGGGAGAACATCCAGGCTTCATCCCTTCCTATGTCGGACAGGGCATAGCCGCTCCATTGACGGAAGAAGATCAGACGGGCCACAAGCGGTTCCTGACTCACCTGGGATTGGGCTTTGAAGACCTCGGCTCGCAACTCGCCGGGCCGGGCGCTATCGCCGGAATGCTGAACCCTCTCATTAAGGCCCCCATCGAAGCGGCAACCGGCAAGCAGTTATTCACTGGGCGGAACGTGCAAGACCTGCACTCACGGATCGGCGACTTGACCGGACAACCTTTACCGGCTGTTGAGAACTTGCTGATGAACTCACCGGCCGGGCGCGCCTTGACGACGCTGGGCACGGCGACCGATCCCCGGAAGTCCTGGGGCGACGTGGCCCTCAACACCTTAACAGGCGCCAGAGTTTCAGACGTGGATGTTGAAGGAGCAAGAAGGGCAGCGGTGCGGAACTATGCTCAGAGTAATTTGCAAGGGCCGGGATTCAGTCACTTCGATGAACTTTCGATAAAACCGGGACAGCAGGGATATTTGACTCCGATGGAACGCCAACTCTACCAGCTATACTCAAAGCAAAGCGCAAGGCGCCCAGTCGGCCAGCCTTAGCCGTCATGTGCCTCCATCTCACCCAAGGTCCACTTCTTTCTTTCTGCCTCGGACATGGTACGGGGTTGGTCGTGAGGATCGGCTGAGGCTACGATGGCATCAGGTTTAACCAGCGATGCCGTTACCTTCTCAACCATTTCCTTATGTCCGCGCTCGGCTTCTTGCCAGCTAGAATACCGTTCCTGTTCTTGGTCAAGATCGCCGCCAAAAACCATAGTCTCCCAAAGAACGGGCACGTTGCCACCGAAGCTATGGTAGAGGCCAAGGAAGACAGTGGAGATTCGCACACCTTCAATCGTATCGTCGCCAAGGTGCATGTTTTGGCGCGATTCCATCCATTTGGCCCACGTCATCAAATCGGTTTCAACCGGCGTTTTGCCATCCGGTCCGGGGATGTAGTGCATCGTTAGCTCCTTTCCAAAATCCTCTTTATTGAACTCTGAGACCACTGGGCGGCGCGGCGGGGCTTGATGCCGCAGTTGTTAAGCTCGCTGGCTATCGCCCGCAACGATTTTCCGCGCTCATCAAAATCTTTTATCAAAGCTATCGCCGTTTGTTCTGGCTGACTTGGGACCAAATTTATGCCATCCTGACATTCAAACCCATACGGCACTTCCTTCCCCAACTTCTCCCCCCTTGACCTCTTATTCGCCAGTGCCGCTCTGGTCCTCTCACCGATCATGTGCCGCTCAAGCTCGGCAAATACGGAGAGCATTTTGGCCATGGCCCGCCCGTAGATCGTGGTCATGTCGAACCCCTCCCCCACGGAAATCAGGCTTATCCCCTTTTCATTCCACTCGTCGATTGTTAGGGCTGCATCAGATGTAGAACGAAACAGGCGGTCCAGTTTGGCAACCAGGATAACGTCGCCTTTTTGGGCTGTCTCAAGGAGTTGCTTGCCGCCTTCGCGCTCGCCGATGGGGACGGCGCCGGATACTCCATCATCAACGAAAGCGCGGGTGATGGTGAGGCTGTAGGACCGGGCGTAGTCGATGATGCGGTCCTGCTGGGCCTGCATGCCGATGTCTTGTTTGTTGGTGGAGACGCGGCGGTAGGTGATGTTCACAGTTTTTGCCTCCAAATCGTAAACACAGGAATCCCAAGGAAGCGAAACACCACTCGGTCCCAATCGAATTTTGACTGCTTAACGCGAACCATGTCGAATGTGATCGTGAAGATCATGCTCCACTCCCAGTGCTTTTGTAACCGGCCATCTTCTCCGGTCGCGGTGGTGGTTGGTTAGCGATGATCCGCTCGTAAACCTGGATCGCGTTTTCCAAAGCCTCCGCCTCAATAGGCCCCAGCGCGTACATGGCCCTGTTCTTCTCTGAGGACGTTTCCGCAAAACGGTGCATGTTGATAAGTACGTCACGAATTTTTTCTGGTGTCATAGCCACGGTACAATCTCCTTTGGTTTCGCGTTCTTGTCGGCGCGGAGCAACAAATTCACAGCATCCGTTATCTCCTCCACTGTCCGCTTCTCCCGCCGGGCCACGATCTCCACGATGACCTCTTTTTTAATGTGCCCGTCCCCTACCATCGTGTGGCATATCCGGCACAAAGCGGCCAAGTTTATTTTGATGTCCAACCGGGAACCGCCGCCGTGTCCTCGGCACTTTACCGCGTGGTGCGGATCGCACTTGGCCGGTTGGTGGCAATACTCGCAGCGCGGAGCCATCGAAAAAACTCGGAGCAAATGTTTGTCAATTATTATCACTGCCATACCTTCCTTGTCTTCGCGTAATACCTCCGGCAATTCTCCCTGGCTTTAATCGTGCAGCTTTCGCACAGGACTTTATCATTGCGTGGTTCTCCGCATTGCTTGCACCGCTTTTGCTTGGCCATTTTTCGTTGCCAGCGTAATTGTTGAGAGATCAAAACGGTGGCTCCTTATCCTCATACTCCGCTGTTTTTCCCATGTCCTTCGGCGTGTATTTTTCCGGTGGCCTTTTTTGAACCGGCTCTACCGGCATCAGGCCGACTTGCTCAACAAATGACCTAGCCAACTTCGCCACGGTCGGCGCGTCTCTGTCTGAATCTTGCCGCCACTTTTTATATTTGGCGACGGCATCTTCGTGTTCCTTGATCCGCTCGGCTCTGGCGATCACCTGCAAGGCCAGTTGCCGCAGTTGTCCGATTGCCGGGAAGTTGAAAAACTTCTGGTCAAGAACCTGCCGTGATGCCGATTGGAAAGCATACAGCGGCAGATATCCAAGCACGGTAAAGTAGGCGTCGCGTTCGTTTTTCTTTATCACAAACCGGCAGGTTGATTGGAGGAAGTCCATCACCTTGTCGAATTCTTTGCGTTCCATCGCCGACTCCTATTTCTTCCGGTGTTGTGCCGCGTTTGGGCAGCTTGAAAAATGACTTTTGTGAAGCGGTCTCCTGCCATCATTCGGCGCGCTTATCGCTACGCCGTCTTCGATAACAAACGTGCCATCCGGTGATGACGGATCAAGCGGCATCGACTTTCCTTTGGCCGTCTTCACCCAGATAATGTCGGCCCCACATGAGTTGCACTTGGCCATGATGTTCTCCTTATTTCAGGCGGTCCTTGACGTTTTGCCAGTCGCGCGGTCGCCACACATAAGCCTTCTGCCCGGCAACTCGCAACGCTTCCAGCCACTCCTTCTGCTCATCGCTCACCTTCCGTTTCTCGTCTTTAAGCTCTGCCCAGATAACCTCGCCGCGAACCAAAACAAGGTCTGGGAACCCGGCCACGCTCTTGCGGCTGTCGTAGGTGTGGTAATGAAGCCACCCATGGGCCTTGGCAAACTCAATAACCTTGGCCTGGAATTCACCCTCGCTTATCGTCGCTGGCAGTTCATCCGGCCAGAAAGATTTCGCTTGGGGAGTCGCCGCTTCCATTGCCGCGATAGTCTCCCCAAGCGAGGGGCCGATTGTGGCTCCGCGAGCTTTGGCCCAGGCTGTCAATTCAGAGTCTGTCATCTACGCCTCCGAAACTTCCGCCTCTTCCTTGTTTGGCTTCACTTTGATTTTCGTCGTCGAGGTCATGGTTACGACTTTGCCATCGTAAACGTACCGGGTCAGATTCTCCTTCATCATGACCTCAAGCAAAGCCGTTTGTGCTTCGTATTCTTCCTTGGACAGCTTGCAGCGTTCCATCATGACCTCGTAGTAGGTGTCCGCCGCGTCGTCGATTGCCTTTATCCGTGGCGGCTCCAAGCCTTCGAGGTGGCCCTGTTGCACCTTTTCTTTCGGTGCGCGTTTTCGTTTCGTAGCCATCGGGGTAATTCCTTTCGTTACTTGGTTTCTTCCGGGTGAGTTTCAAGCAGACAGGCCGGATACCTGGCTACCATCCATTTCATGACGCGGACACGAACTGATTCTTCGAGGTCGGCAAGAATGCCTGCCACTTTGCTCATGGCTTGCAGTTCCGGATCGGCAACGCGCCTGGTCTTCGGCTTTTCTGTCACTTGGCAGTCTCCTTTAAAGTGGGGTTACGGAAAAAGTCCTCTTTGGCTTGGCAGATAGCTTTGGCCTCTTCAAAAGCGTGGTACTGGCCGACCATTTCAGGCATCGTCGGCAACAACAGGCAGGCCACGAATTTGCCTGTATGTACTACTTTGATGTTCCAGTAGCAAGCAAATCCAGGTTCTCTCCGTGCCGATAGCGCCTGCCATCTCCCATAGCCGTCATACTGCCACAGGAGAACAGGGGAAGGTGGTTCGATGTTGTCTTGGGGCTTGAAGCGCTGTCTCATCGCATTGCCGCCTTTCTCGCAGCTTCGTACTTTTTCAGCTTGGCATCATACTCTGCTTTTTGCTTTGCCGTAGCAGGTGGCCACTTACCGACCAATATCGACGAGTCTTGCCGCGTGCATTCATAGCCGAATTTGGCCCGCAATAATTGCAGCGCCCGCTTGAGGCCCCAGAGCGTATACGGTCCTTGCGACACGCCTTTCTGCGGAGTGTAATCCTCTTTTTCCCAGTCGTAGGTGTGGACGTAGTAGCGTGTCATTTTTCCTCCCGGTAGCATATTTCCAAGAAAAGCGGCTTGGCCAATTGTCTTAACTTTTCCTTCATGGGCGGTTGAGCCATCTCCATATCAAAAATAGGATGCCCAAGCAGTTCGCAAGCCAGTTCATGAATGTCACCAAAGCCACCGGCTGTTATGCCGGTATAAAGCCCGATGATCGCCGCCTGACGCTTAGTTAATCTTTCCATCAGTTGTCTCCGGTGGCACTAAGTTCTCTGGTGGTGTATCCGCAATAAACCGCCTCTCGTCTGCTTTGTCCCTGGGCATGTAGGGCCACTCTGGTTTGGGCCAGTAGCCGTATTGTCGCTTGAAGAGGAAGTAAGCCTGGCGCCAGGTGCGGGCCACAAGGCAGGATCGCTTGTACATTTTCTCCCAGAGTTGCTGGCCGCTGAGGTTTGACTTCATCTTTTTCTCTCCCAAAAATCGTCGTCGAATTCGGAAGGTTGGCCACATAATCCCATGCGGTCTTTGTGAGTCTCGAACTTTGGGCACTTCCAAATCGAATCCGGCTTGTCCATTTGCCGGTTGTATTCGGCTTGTGTCAAAAAGACAGTGCCATGAATCGGGCAAATGATAGCAGCGTATTCGTCCATAAAAAATCACTCCTTCGCTTGAACCCAAGTCTTGAACGTCACCGCAAACTCGTCAATGATCCGCCGCAGGTGGTGGCCCTTGTCTGACTTCTGCTGGTCGGTTTGTTTCTCGTACCCATCAACCAGCCGGACAAGCTGCCCGCAAAGTTTTTCAATCTCTTTGAAGTTGAACGGCTTTGAGCCTGTTGGCCGGGCCGGGCGGCGCCGTTTGGCTTTGTTGGCTTCCTTGCGGGCCTCTTGGCACATGGGACAGTTTTTGGCTGGGATGCCGAAACGTGTGCAGCGCGGGCAGAGGATTCGCGGCGGTGGGGCCGGGTATGTTTTATTGTCCTTTCCCACAACTTCTTTGGCAGGTGTGCCCTGGGGAGGCACAGGTGCTTTTTCCAGGTCGCGCCTGACCTGGGCGGTACTGACTTCCTCTTCTTCGGCGATGGCCCGCAGACTATTGCCATCCTGACGCATTGCCGCCACGCGATCTATTCGCTTTGACCGCAACTGGCTTTTAACGCCTTCGCTGGCGTTCCTGCGGCCGAACTGGTTTGTTTCCATCCATTGCAGCGCCGCTTCCCGGTCTTTGAAGTTGTGGACCACCGGCTCGCACAGCTTCACCTTGCGCTCCCGGCAAATCTTCACGGTGTTATGACCGTCCAGCAAAAGATGTTCGCCGGCGATGTTGGCCACGATCAGGGAACCTGGACGGCACCCTTCTCCTTCGATCTTCATGGCCAGATTGGAGAATTCTTCACCGGAAAGCGGTGGCAATAAGTCCCTGAATTCATCGTCGATTTTGAAGTTCATACGAACCTCCATGCCGTAAAAACCAAGCCCGGCCCCAAGAATTAGGACTCCGACCAAAGAGATCAAGGCAACCGGGCGTGGATCGTGTGTTTTGGTTGGTCGG